TATGATCTCATCTCACGATCACACCGAGACTTGTGCTTGGTCGCGTGAACATTCTCATGAGCCAGAGTAGAATAATAGGTCTCAGTTGCTGACGATGTTTTGGTTGCACTGAAATCAGCACGTGGCGGGATGTTGATTGAATCAGTTGCTGGGTTGTAGCAAGCGCGACCAGATTGCTCAGTTGTCTTCACACCAACATTTTTGAAGTAAACATCAGCATCAGAAATAATTTGTGTTTCATCTTTTTGCCCAACAACAGGTGGCTCCCAATTTTTGACCTGCTCTGAATTGAGGACATTGTAATATTTGCTGAAGATGCTAGTTTTCTCCTCGCCAGTTTCTGGATCCTCTTTTTTGCTTGGCTTCCAGAAAACAATCTTGTAGCACTTGGTTCCAGAAATATCAGCGCCAGCAGCAATCCACTGCCGGGGTGTTCCCCAATACGGAGAGTTGTAACCAGCCATCGCAGTCAACAGAACATTGATGCCCCGGTACATATGTCCGGTGTGGACATTGTGGGCACCGAAAGTCTTGAACGGCATTTCAAACTCACCGCAACTTTCGATACGTTCAATGATCCGATTAGTGACGTCTTGTTTCATGTCGAATTTCATCTCAATTCCTTTCTCAGTGGTTCTACCCCAAAAGC